CGCCACCCTTGCGGGTGACGCTCCCGGCCGAGTGCAGCATCCATCTACCTTCGTCTTAACAAGACATGGTAGATGTGGGGACATTACTGTCCCTCAAGACCATCCATACTCTACAAGCTGACGGGGGTGATAACAATTCCTCGAAAATCGCGTACTCTTCCAGACTGGCGAAGCCAGGTTGGAGGTACTACGCAACTTCGAAGGATTGTCCGACGCAATTCGGATAAAGCTGTACTCCTTGATACGACAAGTATTAAGGGATACCCGCTTTTTCCGCTTGAGTATCGGACGAACCCGCCAGGCTATCAGACAACTGATAGCGAGTCTCATCCTACCTGGATAGGTTCCCTTAACAAGGGTACCTACGCAGGTGATATTGGTGGAGACTTCTACACCCGGAAACAGACTATGCTTGTGGTTAATCCACAAACTGTGTCTGTAACTGGGAGTATTGGCCTCCCGACTTCAATGTATGGGGTTCCCGCTACTGAGACCGCCACTTACGTGGGGCCTTTTGTAGCTAAGAATCCCAGCGGTGCGATCTTTCCCCCTACACCATCAGGTTCTGATCTGATGGCTAAGGGGACGACCGCTATCGCTCGTTGTAAGCCGACCAATAACATCGCCGATCTAGCTCTCTTTCTGAGAGAACTTCACACAGAAGGTCTACCCAAAATGTTTGGGTCGACACTCTGGCGGAGTCGGGCCCTTCTCGCGCGTGACGCGGGAGAAGAGTACCTTAACTCAGAATTTGGCTGGAAGCCAATGGTGTCTGATATACAGAATATCGTACATCAGATTACCCATGCTCAAGAGGTCCTTGAGGCCTATGAGCGTGGTTCTCACCAAGTGGTTCGGCGAAGGTATGAGTTTCCTGTAGAGGAGACCGTATCTACGGTCATCGTCGCTGACGATGCCGCGGTGCGTAAGGGGTTAGATTACACCCCCCAAGCATCACGGACATACGATGCGATCGCTGATCCGGCGATACCGGCAAAGCATACACTGCGGACCCATCGGACTTGGAGACAGGTCTGGTTCTCCGGTGGCTTCACTTATCATTTGCCCTCCGACTATCGTAGTCGGAATGCAATAATTCGTGATAGTCGCAAGGCTAGGGCTATTCTTGGCCTTAACCTTAATCCGGAGCTGCTGTGGAATGCGATGCCGTGGTCGTGGGCTATCGACTGGTTTACCAACTGTGGGGATGTTATTTCTAACCTCACAGATTGGGCAGAAGATGGCTTGGTGCTCAAGTACGGGTATGTGATGGAGCATTGCTTCGCCTCATACACGTACGAGACTGATGGGACCGCTTCAACGCGGTCTCATTATGCGTCTCCATTCGTTACTTGCATAGAAACCAAGCGACGTTTGAAGGCGACACCATTTGGTTTTGATGTGACTTGGGATGGCTTTTCGCCACGCCAAGTTGCCATCTCCCTAGCGTTGGGTTTGACCCATCACTAGTGGGAGTCGTTGCACACGTGCCGAGCCGTATGGGCTCGGTGTACCCGATCCCTAGGAGTGATGCCTTATGGCATTTAGTGATCCTCTGTCCATCACTGTATCGGGCGTAACCTCGCCTCTCCCACGCATTAGCGTGATGGAGGACGAGAGTACGTACCAGTCCAGTGATGGCCTCATTCAGATCCAGGCCTCCCACGACAGTGGGAAGCGCTTACGGCATCTGTTGAGGGTCAACCATTCGAAACTCGCCCCGGACCCGTTCCGGCCTACCGAGAACGTCAAAGTGTCGATGAGTCATTACATCGTCTTTGATGTTCCGGTTGCTGGATATACGGCTACCGAGGCGTTGGCTGTCTACACGGGCTTTAAAACCCTGTATACGGCCACTTCGGATGCGCTCGTCACCAAGCTACTCGGTGGCGAGTCGTAGAGGACCTGTATCTTCGCTCGATTTTACCGCCCTGACCTCGAAAGAGGTTCGTGCGATAGTCGAATCGGAGATACCTGTCGGAAAGGCGAACGTTAATCCCGATGGGATTGAGGTTTACTTGAAGGCTAACTGGAAAGTTATCCTTCTTGTAGCCACAATCCTTAACGTGGTTAACATAACGTCAGATAGTGTTCTTGCCTGGTTCTTTGGCTCGCTTTATGCGAGTTCAAAGCCCTGGTAGGGACCTATTTGACGTCCATTCGTCTGATGAGACGGATGAGGCCAATTCCGTGCGCCATTAGGCGTTCCTATGGTCTAGATTCACTGTAGCCCGTGTGATAAAGGTCGGTACAAAAACCGATCCTCACGAGAAGTGAATCTAGTCAAGTGCCACTGGCTAAGGAACTGCTACCTCAAATGAGGAGGACAGTTGAAAAGCCTGATGTCACTCTGGTCTAGGGTTGCAGAGGAATCTGCAGCCCGATGCTGCACTAGCGCCACTTTCGACATTAAAACCGTCGAAAGGCGAGTCGAACATGAGGGGTTATCGTTTTTAACGATAACTCTACCTGAACTTGGAAAATCTACCCAAAAGTGGATAGACCAAGGAAAGGTCGGTCCTCAACACGCCTTTACCAAGCGTGAAAGTCTCCCCCTATTTCTAGGAGGTTTCTTTGACCGTGTGTTCGACCGGAGCAGTGGCATGTTGCTTGAAGAACCATGTATAGATGCAATCATTGCCATACGTCAACTAACGTTGATGTTTGGCAAACTTCTGATTCCTTGCACCCCTGCGAGGGAGCGGAAGGCTATACGTGGTTATATCAAGTGTGAGCAGG